TTGGGAAGGAAACCAGGTGAGGTTTTATGGTCGGCTGAGTTTCCACCTGAGATGCTGGAAAAAACACGGATCAACCTGGAAACCCAAGGAAATGCAGCGGATTGGTTCGCCTTGTACCAACAGCAACCACGACCGCAGGAAGGGGAAATGCTTTCTGCGGATGATTTCATCATCAAAGAAAAGCACGAAGTACCGCCAGGTTTGCACTGGGTACGGTATTGTGACCTGGCTATCTCGGAAAAGCGTCAGGCAGATTTCAATTCGAGCATTGCGATGGCAAAAGACAAAGAAGCTAACTTGTGGCTTCGGGATCGGATCAAGGAAAAGGGCTGGGATCAGGCGAAACGTGCATTTAAACACGCCATGCGAAGCGATAACGAAAAAGGGACCGAATGGGGATTTGAAGCAAACGCATTCCAGGAATTGGCAGTACGAGAATTGCAAAATGATCCGGATTTGATTGGAGTCACCATGAGGGGTATCAAAGCGGTTGGGGACAAGGTAAGCCGTTTTCGTCCGTTTGCATCTCGAGCAAAAGCGAAAAAAGTATTTCTAGTACGCGGTTCGTGGAATGAGAGCTTTATCGGTGAAATGATCGATTTTCCACGTGGACAGCATGATGATGACGCGGATAGTTGTTCAGGTGGTATGGCCATGCTAGAAGAACCGCGAACAACGCGGATGCATTCAGCGGTAGCGGGATAGGTGGTGTATGGAATTACATAACAAGATTGCGTATGGAATAGGTAGTATGGTGCGGTCTTTCCGTGTCGGGATGATTGGATTGGAATCAAGAGCGATGCGACCGGGATTTATGACTGACATTGCCGAGGCAGCCAAATGGAAAGGCGGTAATTTTAATGGTGCACGTGAGGCCGCTCAGCGTCGGGCGATCCAGAATTCGTGGGCGTTTACGGCAATGAACGAAAAAGCCATGGAGTATGCCAAAGGGAGACTACGCATTTATGCAGTGGATGGGTCCGAAGATGGGATGGAAATTCAGAATCATCACTTTTTGCGAGTTCTGCGGAACCCCAATCCATTGATGGGTCAGGCGGCATTGATGCAGTTCAGCTCCTGGTGGAGTGACCTTGATGGGAATTATTTCTGGATGATGCTTCCGGATGAAACCGGTTTTCGTCTAGCTGAAATCTGGCCGCTGCCCTCGTATCAGGTGAGGGTTGTGCCGGGAAATAAGGACCGCATGGTGGATTATTACGAGTACCAGGTCAATGGCCGTTTGGTTCCGATCCCTGCAGAATACATTTTCCAGCATAAGCTGCCCAATCCGTTTGATATTTTCCGAGGATTAAGCCCACTTGTAGCTGCGATGTTGCCGATTGATAGCGACAGTGCGATGGCGCACTGGAACGGGGCTTTCTTTGGTCAGGATAATGTCATGCCGAGTGCGATTATCAGCCTATCAAGTGGAAATCCAACGTCACCGATTGATCCTCGGGACATTGATGAGATCAAAGATGATCTGGCAAACAACTATACAGCCGGTCGCAGAAAGACCATTGTTACGAATGCGTACCAGATGGCTGCTCAGCTATTGGGATACAACGCCAAGGATATGGATTTCCTGGGCGGACGGGAATTAACGCAAGATGAGATTTACCAGGTGCTTGGATTCCCTCCCGGATACGCCAGTAAGAATTCTACGGAATCCAACTCGACTGTTGGATATGCCAAATTTATGGAGTTTATTTCCGGGCTGCACCGACTGAGTGCAGAACAGATGACATCACTGATTCTCCCGCGTTGGTATCCGAGCAATGTTGATCTGGTGGCTCGTTTTGATGATGTGCGACCAATCAATAAAGACATGGTTTTGCGAGAAGCAGAAGCATCCAAGAATGACATGACCCAGAACGAACGCCGAGAAAGATTCTGGAAGCTGCCAGCCATTGATGGTGGGGACGTGCTGCCCAGTGTGCAGATGCAAGCGAGCGGTGGTCCGACTCCGTTTGGGATTGATGATGGTTTTTCGCGCGATGTACTGGCAAAACCTACCAATGCTTTGATGCCCAGTGCAAGAAAGACTGTGGATGCTGAATCTTTGCAGGATGACTTGAAAAAGTGGCGCGCAAAGGCGATCAAATCCATCAAGATTGGGGAACCTGCAGCAGTTTCGTTTGTGAGTAAGGCCATTCCGGAAGCGCTGGGTAATGCAGTGATTGCCGGATTGGATTTTTCCGAACACAGAGCGGACATTTACGAAGTATTTGAGCTGGCGCAGAAGGGAATCATCCGGAGCTGGCGCCCGTGGTCGATGTTTGAGGAGAAACTGGCAGATGAGATTGAAGAAACATTACGTGCGCAAGCGGAAAAACTGGTTGCGAAACTGCGGGAGAACGGAAATCCGACTGATCTGGAAGACCCTACCTTGTGGCGGGAACACGAGGAAGAAATTCGGGCGGTTATGGAACCGATTTTGATTGAACTTTCCCTAAGTGCGGTGAAACGGGTGAAGGATACGTTGGGTACTGCCGAAGTGAGTATCAATTGGAACCTCGCAAACGATAACGCCACAGCCTGGGCCAGGCAGCACGCCGGTGAGCTGGTTAAACAAGTTAACCGTACGACAAGATCACAGATTGCCGACCAGGTAGCGAATTGGACCCAGTCCAGCGAAGGACTGGACGGTCTGATTAGCCGGATTGAAAACCTGAAGGATGTAAACGGGGAGGTATTCGGACGTGATCGGGCGGAAACAATCGCCATTACGGAAGCGACCAACACCTATGGTCAGGCGAATGCGGATGCCTGGGAGGCAGCCGGTTATCCAAAGGTTGTTTACCGACCTGGGGCGCATGTGAAGTGCAGATGTTACTCACAGCCATGGAAATTTGATGATGGATCCAAGGGCGTGGTTTGGTACACCGCTCGGGATGAGCGAGTTTGCACCCGACCGATTGAAACGCCTTGGGGTGTGGTGAAAGGATGCGCTGCTTTACACGGTGTGGTGATTTCCGAAGGTCCATATTTGGGACAAAAGGTGCGTTAATGCCTGAGTTTACTGTTGAAGGATTGAACGAATTACGCGAGGCTACTGAGAAGCTGCATGAATTGGCTTTACGTGCAGCTGTTCCTGCGATGGAAAAAGCTGTTCTCTACCTGCATGGGCGTTTACCTGATTATCCATTGGCTGAGACAGTAATTCCGGATGGAGTGAGCTTTTTACGAACCGACGCGCAGCGAGCTTTCTTCTTTGCCAATGTACGGAAAGGGAATATCCCGGGATGGCATGAAGTGAATGGCCATGCAGAACGGTTTGGTAGTGGAAGGACCGGAACGCTTGGACGAAAAGAAACCACATGGACATACAGATCCGATCAAAACGGGGATGAGGTTATTGGAAAGATCGGTACAAATTTAGAGTACGCGCCTTGGGTGGTGGGTCCTGATTTTCCGGGTGAAATGATCAATGGTCAGCAGATGTACCAGGCAAAGGTGCACGTGGATCGCTGGTGGCAGTTTGCTGAGGAAATTACAGACAACATGCCTGAGGCATGGAAAGAGTTTGACAAAGTATTTGCTGACGAATATCAGAAACTTCTTCAGCAGGAATTAGGAGGCTGATCATGCCATTTACTGCATTAAAAGCAATTGCGAAAACGGATACCGAATTGAGAGTACGGAATCACATTGTGCTTTTTAACTCTCGGGATCTGGAATTTTTACGTAAAGGCGCCAATCTGGACGGCAGTTTCGGTGAGTATTTCGACCCAGCTGTGGATCTGGAAAGTCCGGCGACTAAGACCGGCAAGTTCCCGGTGGATTTTGAACACCGGAAAGGTGAGATGGGCGAGGATGTGCTGGGATATGTGGATTGGTCCACAGCCAAAAAGGATGATACGGGATGGATCGTGGACCGTATTCTGGACCGGCGCAAGAAATATGTGCAGATGCTGGAACCCTTGATTGAGGAAGGATTGATCGGCACCAGCTCTGAGCCTTTTCAGAATATGACCAAGATTAAAGGGGATGGGGGCATTATCCAGTGGGGATTGATGCGGGACACGCTCACCGTAAACCCTGCAGAACCCAGGATGCTTGGAGAAAACGCCATCACGGCGTTGAAAAATGTATCGGAGTTCTTACCGGCAGCGAAATCGTTGCTGGATGCAATTAACAAACAAACCGGGACCCATAGCGATGCGGATATAGACGGCACGAACCATAAGGTGACCGTAGTCCGACCTCGGACAGTCACGGTACAAAACAAACCTATAGTGAGGAAAACTATGGCTGAACCAATGAATATTTTAGAAGCAATTAATCAATTGGTACCAGGACTGACTCCGGAACAGCAAACGCAATTAGCCGCTGTTTTGAATCTAAGTGGTGCCGTCGTAATGTCCACGGATGAACAACCGGTGGATGAAAGTGGCCAGGCAATGAAATCGATAAAGATCGGTGACCTGGTTGTCGAACTCAAGAAAATGGGGTATCCAGTCCAGCTGCCTGGTCAGAAGATTGTACGCAAAGCCATGACAGAAATGCGCCCGATGTATGAAACAAACCCTGCAGCCAGCCGGGAAGATGCCGAAGCTCCCGGAAGTGAGGAAGATCCGACTCAAGCGGCACGGCAGAAGAGTATTGAGGCATTTCATATCATCCAATATAACGATGAGAATGAAGCGCAGAAAGCCATCAGACAGGATCTGATTGGAAAAAATTATCAGCAATTGCTTTATGAACAGAATGTTGCCTATGCAACTTATCTGCGCCATGGAAACGATGGATTAGACCGTAATCAAGTGAAAGCCTTGAAAACCATGTATTTCCCAATTGATCAGGTATTGGGATTGGTGAAAGGTGGTTTTGATGTGCAATCAATCAAAGCGGTTCAGGTTGAAGCCATTGGGGAAATGGGTGGTTATGCTATTCCCCCTGAACAACAGGCAGAAATCAGCCGTCGGCTTCCTGGATTAACCGCCGTTCGTGGTGGTGGTGCAAGGGTTGTTACGCTTGTACGGTCCAATTCTGTAGAAATTCCACAATACAGTGGTAACTCGGATGCATACATCGGGAAAATCCGTGGCCAATGGGGAAATGAAACCAAAACTCCTGAAGAGAAAAACTTTGAACTGGATTTCATTCAGGTGGATGCCCATGTTTACACCTATAAAGTGCCAATGTCTCAAAGTATGGTTGAAGATGCTACCAATTTGGTAAGCCTTGTACAAGATGATATTGTCATGACCCAGGCTATTGATGAAGACATCGCCTTCCTGACCGGTAATGGCATCAAGAAACCATATGGTATTTTGCCAGATGGGAGCAATGCAATGTCATTGGCTGAAGTAGTCAGTGGTGCCGCAGCTGCTTTAACCGCAAATGGTGTGAAAGCGCTAAAACGAGGTATTGCTAGCCAATATCGACAAAATGGTGTATGGGTTGCGAACTCTGATACCTATGGGGCAATTGAGCGGTTAACTTATGCAGGCAGTGGGGAATATGTGTTTGAAGATCTCTCTGAAACCGGAAAATTGCTGCAAAAGCAGACCTATGAAAGTGGTGCAATGGCAGATGTGGGTGCCGGATTGTATCCATTATTGTATGCAGCCATGGAAGGTTACACCATTGTTGAACGTCTTGGCATGTCTATTCAAAGATTCCAGGATTCAAACACAGGACCTAACAAGGTTGAATTCCATGTTCGTGACCGCAAAGGCGGACGAGTTGAAAAACCGTGGTTATTTGCAGTTCAAAAAGTAGCTGCCAGTTAATTCATAATTGACTACTAACTCCCCCCACGATTCGACTGGCTCAACGACCAGAAGATGGAGGGGGGGGAGAATCATAAAGTATTTTTGAGGTGAAAAATGCCAAATGTAAATGAAATGTTATCTGAAGCCATTCAGTTTCAAACCCTGAACACAGAAGATGCATTAGCGAATGGAAATTACCCTGCATCGGGTTACTTTATCCATGTTGGGGATATGATCCAGTTTGGTTTCAAAATCAATGCCGGTGCATTGACAAGTGCCATTACAGCAAAAGTGCAGCAGGCAGATGCTGTGGACGGTACACCATCCGATGTAACCAATGCAACAGTTACCATCGCGGCTACTGACGATGATAAGCAGAAGCTTATCGAAGTGAAAGTGGATAATCTGACTGATGATACAAAGCCGTATGTGTCTTTGAATATCAGCGGGGCCGCAGACAGTGATGATTATGCATCGATTGAATTTATGGGTGTTCCAAAATTCAAACCAGCAACCCAATCATCGGACTTGACTGTTGTCACGGTGGCTGGATAGCCATATTGAAAAGAATATCTCTTCCCTCTTCTATGAGGGAAGAGATGAGGAGTAAATATGCAAGTAAAAATTATTGTTCCAGGTAAATATGGAAATGCTGATCTAAAAGCGGTGAAATGCCAAAAGGATGCCATTCTAGAAGTAAAACCATGGTACGGCAAGGAACTAATCGCTGAAGGAAAAGCTGTGGCCGTCGATCCGGTGGAAACGGTTGAGAAACCAAAGAAAACCGCAAAGAAAAAACCGAAGAAACCATCTCCCAAAACAAACAACCCGGGTGCAGCATTCCTGGAATAGGCGGTGACGTGTGTATAACTATGTGACCCTGGATGAGATCAAAAGGACTTTCAATATCAGCGGTAGTACGGATGATGCCGCTTTGGTGTTGTTCGCTTCCTGGGCGACGGCGTTGATCGATGAGTGGAAGGGGCGGCGGTATGATGTGCGTTATGAAACACGGTTGTATGATACGCCGGAAACACCCTCGAGCAGTTTCGGCAGCCTGAATGGAGCTTATGCCACGGGAAATCAGCAAAAGCTGCGCCTGAGCAATGACCTGGTAGAGCTGGTGGAACTGGTGAATAGAGATGAAATCGCCCTGGAATCCGGCGATTTTGTGCTGGAACCGGCCAATGAAACACCGAAAACACGGATCAAGCTACGCAATGGCGCGATCTGGGTAGAGGGTGAATACGGTCCGGAGCAAGCGATCAGCGTTACCGGATTTTGGGGTGCACATGACCGATACCAGGATGCATGGAAAAACAGCCAGGTGTTGGCGGCCGAGCTGGATGATAGTGCAGTTGAAATTGATCTGAGCAGTTTGGGCACTTTGCAGGCCGGGCAGTTACTGCGTATTGATGATGAATTGATTCTGTTGGAAAGTATCGTCGAGAAAACCGTTGGAGAAGTTACCACTTATACCTTGACCGTGGAACGCGGATTCAATGGATCCACAGCCGCAGTTCACAACGCCGGTGCACAGATCAAGATTTTCAAACCCATGGGAATTATCCAACAGGCGGCCATGCGATTGGTGAAGTGGAGATACGCGCAGCGTGACGTGGATAACTTCGATAAAACCTACATCGTGGGTACTGGAACGGTTTCGATTCCTGCCAACATGCCCAGTGATGTGGTGCTGGCGTTGGGTTCCAGAGGAAGGGCTTCATGATCGAAGAAGTTTGTGCATCCATTACCAGCATTGGAGCGGCAGTGGAAGGAATTACCACGGCGATTGATCCGCCGCCGGTGAATCTGAACAGTGCCAATTTGCCAGCTCAGGTTATTTTTACCGGTCAAGCACAGCGTGATGATTCCGCCGGTCCGAACCTGTTTGTGGTCACACGAATGTACCGGGTGCAGGTTGCAGCCATTCCCACAGGACAAGGAAATCCAAATGCACGGGAAACGGTGGTACGGCCATTATTGCAGGCGCATGTAGCAGCCTTTGAAACTCACCCCACTCTGGGAAAGCTGGCAGGCGTGCGCAGCGCCAAAGTTGTCTATGATTCCGGCGTAATCCTGTTGATGGAATACGGCCAGAAATACATCGGTTATGAAATTGGTTTGCAGGTGGTGACGGTAGAACGCCGCACCATCGCAAAAGGAGAATGAAAATAAATGGCAGATAGAACAGGAAAATTTTTACCGGTGGGTAGCCGGTTTGCGGCAGTGTTTGCCCTGGATGCCAACGGGCGACCAAATGCAACCGCAGTGACAGCCTATGCCGGGGTGCGTTGGAATGGGTCATTGGCTTTTGAGATTACCAAACCAGCAGCGCGGATTATTCCCCACCCGGGGAATGATGGGGTAATTGGTGTAACAACGCTTCCACCAACAGAACCAGCTTCTGCACAGCTTCGGGTATCGGACTACCGGTTTGACATTCATGCCATTCTGACCGGTATTGCAGTGGGTTCTGTGGGTGAAGCCAAAGAAATTGCCCAGGTAACAGACCAGGCAGGAAAAGAGCCACAGGTGGGATTGCTTCTTTACCAGCAATCCCAGGATCTGGATACTGGAAATTTGACCTGGCATTCTTACATCGTTCCGAAATGCCGCTGTATTCCTAATGCAGGCAGCATGAATCAGAACGCCGGTGAAATCACGTACCAGATCGCACCAACGATGGTTAAGCAGCGTTTATGGGGCAAAACCCTGGTCAAGGCGACCGACGGGTACAGTAAAACGGCATTCTTTGAATACGACACTGAAGGACAACCGGCAATTTGCGGCTTCCTGGGCGACGGCACTACAACCGTGTTTGCTTTTCCGACCGGTGAAGAAGCGCTGAGCGTGGATAAAGTGGCTGTATTCAACAATGGTGTTGAAGTGACCACCGGTTTGACCGTTGCTACCGATGACCTCACCTTTGCATCCGCACCGGCAGATGGTGACATGATCACCGTGTTTTATGAGATCTGATAAGGGGTGAGTATGGAAACGATTGTAGTAACACACGGACCTTACAAAGTGATTGTGCGGGAAGCCAAAGCGGTGGACGGCATGCGACGGGCGATCATGATGCAGGATGGGGTCAAGGAGAATCCCGAGAAAGAGGAAGAGGAAGCTGTGCGACTTACACGGATTACTGCCTACCCAAATTCTGTTTGTTGCTCGGAATTGGTATCCGGATTTTCGAAACCGTTCACCTTTGAGGATTACTGCGAATTGCCCTATGCCTTCACCGACAAATGGGATCAGGCGGTACTACAACTGAACCCGGCTTTCTATGGTATCGATCCTGAAGTCAACGAAAAAAAAGCCTTGAAACCCGACGATGGCTCTGGGAAGGAGTCAGTCGGGGAAGCGAAGTAACACCGGTTGGAAACCAGTGTGAGCTGCATGATCCAACATTCAGCCGCCAGGTGTTCAGCATGATGGAGGCCACTGACTGGCGATTCTTACCGTATGGAGGAGGTCTGCTAGATCAACCGGATTGGTTAATGGCAGACCTCTTTACCTTAAGCCATGAGAAAGCCTGGATCAAGCATGTCCAGGAAGAGGAGAGAAAACAAAATGGCGCTTGAAATGACCGTACATGAACTGAAGGCTTTACTGAAATTCAGTTCCGACAAAGAGCAGGCCAAAGAGATTGAGAAGCAGATCGGCAACGTAGAGAAAAAACTCAAGGATACTGAAAAAGCAGCCCAGGAAGCCACACAAAAGCTGAACGCCATGCGGGAGAACGCAGAAAAGTTGCAGCAAGTGGGTACCACTTTGGCTGTGGCAGGTACGGCTATGTTAACCCCAATGCTGCTTGCAGCGAAAACCTACCGGGATGAAGTGGGCAAGGGTGAAGCCGCCTCAGCTAAATGGGCGGCAGCTCAGGAACGTTTACATGAAGTGCAGGTACGCATTGGTCGGGAAACCACTGAGGTGATGGCGCCATTGCTGGAAAAGGGTGTTGACCTGGCAGATAAGTTCGCCGATACGCTGGAAAAGAATCCATGGATCACCAAGGCGATCTTGGCAGGCGGCGCTACATTGGTGACAGCCGGTGGTGTGATAACAATGGTTGCTCAGGTGCAGCGGACCGTGGCAACCGTGCAGCTCTTGACCAATTCGATTAATGCGGCCAATCTTGCAACGATTGGAACCAAGCTGGGAACCTTAGCGACAACCTTGGGACCACTGGCTTTGGCAATCACCGGTTTGGTGGCATTGCTCAATACAGAATTCGGAAAAAAAGGGGTGACGGCTGGCGCTCAATTCCTGACCGGAACGGCTGGGACATTGGGCACCTTGATCGGTGGAAATGAGCTTGGGGAAAAATGGCTTTTATCGATCGGAAGATTGACCGGTGCGATTCAAGAAGCCGATGCAGCCACTCAGTCAGCTACCACCACAGTCAATGGCGTGACCACCGCACAACTGAAACTGTACGTGGAATATCAGAAAACCGAGCGTGAAGCCGAACAGGCATATCAACAGCAACGAAGCACCATCCTATCCCAGGCACGCAGTGCACAGGTTCAGGCGGATGCCGAGTATCAGCGCAATCGGGTAGATAAAGTACGTGATTTTTACGCTGAGGACCGCCAGAGTTTGGCGGATTATTACACGGATCGTTTGCGTACCATCCGGGATGCCAACGATGATGCAGTGGAGGCTGAGGAGAATCACCAGCGGGAAATGGCCAGGCTGACCGTGGATCATGATGAACGTATGCAGGATTTATCGGCTGCCCGGGATGCCCTGGGTATGGTGCGTGAAATGCGCAGCGCGGAACGACAACGCAGGGAAGCAGAAAGCAACTACCAAGCTGAAGTGGCTCAACGCAACCAGCAATTGGCCAAACAATTAGCCGATGCCGAAGCTGATTTTCAGGAACAGCGGGAACAAAAGTATGCACAGTTTGAACAAAGCCTCAAAGATGATGCTGAACAACATGAGCTGCAAAGAAAACAGAATCAGCAAGCCATGCAGGAACAACTGCGAGATTTGGAAACACAGTACCGTCAGGAAAAAGCCAGGCGGCGCCAAGCGTTTACCGAACAATTACAAGATACCGCCGACGCTTTGACTCAGGAACGACTACTGAAGCAAAAATTCAGCGAAGCCATGCTGGCCGATCTGCGAGCTATGATTGCTCAGGTTGAATCCGGAAGCTCGGCGTATCCTTCCCGCGCGGTAGGTGGGTACGTGAACCAGGGTTTGTACAACATGCATGCGGGTGAATTCGTGTTGACCAACCGCACCACACAGGCAGCCGAACGAGCCAATGGTGGACGGTTGACGCAAGAAAGCGTGATGCAATTGCTTGCCGGTCGTAGTGTGGGAAACCAAGTGACTTATGTGGATAACAAACGAATTAATAGCCGTTTAAGTTCTCAGGATCGAGCCATGATCAATCGAGATATGGAAGTGAATTTTGGAGGTTTATTAGGTGGATAACATATTCAAAATAGGCACCAGCCTGGCAGGGCTGATAGATATAGAAGCATTGGATACACCTTTGCTGCCGCCACACCAGGGCTACAGCGATTCGGCTCGAAATGTTGACCTTGCATCCGGACACGTTCGCGGAATGGGATTTCCTGTGATTACCTGGCATTGGGGATTTTTGGAAGCGGATGAGTTTGCGCAGCTGCGTACTTTTTGCCCTGGCAAATCAGCCAATATTTTTATACAGTCCCCGAACGATGATGATGAGGATACCGTGTATCTAGCGGTGATGATTTGGCCTGCAGGTGATTCGATTGAATCCGGAAAGCATATCGATTTTACGCTTGATTTTCGGCACTGTGTTGAGCAGGAGGCATAATGGCAAGAGAAGCAACCTCAACCGAATTAACCAAGTTGAGATCCAAACAGCGCAGCATCCCTTACATCCTGATTTATAATCCGCCAACTGTTTATTCCTGCCAGGTGGCGCAAAGTATATTTTCCGCACCGGTGATGCAGGTGACAATCGATAACGCGACTGGCACGCTGAGCGATGTAAAGCCTGGCATGCTGTGTTATGTGGGCAGTACAGCCGGTGCTTATGACAAGGGCATGGTGCGGATTCGTAAAACGCCTCTGTCCGGGATATTGTACATCGGTGAGACATCGGAAATAGCCTGGGAAGATAACCTTCACCTGACTGTGGTACGAGATTTCCCGATCTGGCAGCGGCCACTGATCGTGGATGGATCCACGGTATACATGGATTTCGATATTCCTTACACCGATCAGCACAATGATCTGGATCCCGTTCCTGTACTGGGTTCTGACAGAGTGATCATGCTTTCTTCCAGAGAAATCACCGCAGATTTCGATTTTAGCGGCTCCTGGGTGCTGGGAAGTACGATTTCTTCATACTTTACCGCAGTATCCGGCGCAGGAACGGCTGTGATTGATGATGCTACCAGCGCCACACCGACCATCACCTTCGATACGGCTGGCTGGTATATGGTTGCCTGTACGGTAACTGCAGCCAATGGAAAAAGCGGCACCGGCTACCGATTGGTGCATGTGTTGGCCGAAGGCGTGTATCCGGAAGAGGCGTTTACGCTGGAAGGACCGATCAGACTGGATGCCGATGTTGGCGGCGGACAGTTCAGTGTACGCATGTATGCCGGGGCTGCGATCGCCGATATACGCGAACGGGCCAAGGTGATTTTGTTTACACGGGATTGGTACGGAGATGATGAGGGATCGATTGGTCCACTGGCTGGTAGTGAAAATATTCTGGCCAGCGGCTGGATTGCAAAAGAAGCAATCAACTGGGATCCGGAAGATAATTATGTGACCTTTGAGGTGCAGGGTCCACAGTATTGGCTGAACCAACAAAAAAGCTATCCACTTGGTTTGGAGTACAGCGACAGCGCCGATGCCTGGACATCGATGGATTACCTGACCGTGGACCGTGGACTGTGGCACTTTTTACATTGGCGCAGCACGGCTACGTTGAGCATTGATATTCAACTGACCAGTGATACCCAATATGCCCCGACCATTGAAGCTCCCAATGCCAAGCTTTGGGAGCAGATCAAGGCTATTGCAAGTGAAACCATTCTGGCTGAGCCACGTTGTGACCTGTACGGGCGTCTGTTTGTTGAAATCGATTTACAGGTGACGCCGGAAAATGATCGAACCAGCATACCGACGGTGATGGAACTTACCCAAGATGACATCTCGGATGAGGTATACATCGAGCGGGTGACCGTGAACCCTGTCACACAAACGGAAGCCTCCGGTGTGGCGTTCGATGGAACCAATTCCGCGCCATTGAGTTCGGTTGCACCCGGCACATCTTACGGACACTACGGTGATGCCGCTGTGTATGATTACCTGGTGGTTTCAGATCAGAACCGGTTGAATGAGCTGAGCGGTCAATTGTATGCTCGGGATAACAACGAATTCCCTGCAGCAGATTTTCAGGTGGCAGCCAATAACAGGCTGATTGGCGTATGTCCACGGCAGCGGGTAACGGTGAGTATCGTGGAAGATGATACGGTACGCGGAATTGTGTGGACGAACAAAGCCATGATTCCGCGCAGAATTGAATATTCCTACGATAACGATGGCTTCATTACCATGGCGATGAGCTGCGAAGGGGAAACCACCGGGACGGACGGGGTGACCGTTTACCTGGATACAGACACACCGGTGAGTGCTGTTCCGGAAGGTGCGTATGGCATCGGCGATATTTTGTACCCGTTGCTGCCAACCGGCAGAATATGGACGCCGGATTTTCTGAGTGGCGGGGATGGTCCGCCTAGCAGCGGATGTCGGGATAACCTTAGCGCTCCATTCCTGGGACCATATACATTGTGGCCTCAGAAGTTTACGCTCAATACCCAAGATTCAAGTGAATTGAGCACCATGATTTTCAATCCATGTATGGTTCGTTCTATAGAAGCTTCCAACAAAACATACGTGAGAATTCATGGCGTAATGGAATACCTCAGCGCTGGTGTATGGACGCGCAGTTATAATCCAGGCGGTTGGCTGTTTGAAGCCGTGGATGGAGATCAAGCTGTTATATTTACTGCCAAAAATGAAGCACTGGACATTGGGTTAACCAGTCATCTAGAACCTGCAGCACAATTGGATGTGAATGGATTTAAATTAAGTCTGGTTGAGCCGATGGCAATAAGTAGTGCAATTGATCACACTTTCGATTTTAGTAATGGAACTCAAGGATGGGTTTGGACGGGAACCGGTGATGGAGAAGGTAGATGGGCAAACGCAAGGATTGAAAAATCAGGAGGGATTGTCAATTGGCGGTATTATCCGGATGAACTGTATGTTGCCAGCGGAGCTTATATGGCAGCCAGTCATTATAATAATTATCCTTATTGTGCTTTCACAAGTATGGGTATTGATGTGGTTCTTTCTGAAGAACCTTTGACTATCGCATATCGATATATAAATATTCGAGGTTATTCGAACCCAATTTACAATATTAGCGTATCTGATATTGGTAAAAGAGTATATTCCTTTCACTGGTATACGGATAGTTCGGGAGAAACATGGGAATGGCTGGATAATGTCCATGTTTATGGATTTATTAGTAATATAACTGCTAGACGGTTGACTATCGGAAAAATAGAAATCTTCAACGTTTGTGGGTATGGAGGGTAGTCATGATGAAAATGCGTATTCAACGATTGGTTAACCGCCGATTTGCCAGAAAACAAAATGTTCAGGAAATTCAATATGGCATACTGGGTGATACCAGAGGGAATGTATTCGTTTCCGGAAAAGATAATTATGTGTATGCTCGTGTAAATCGCCAGGTGATTGAAGTCTACAATGTCCGAGTCACACCCAGTTATGGGCTGCCGGTGACCATAGGATATGATGTCAATGATCCAAAGCGCCAACAGGTTCTGTCTGCACGGACAAAACAAGCGCAAGGAGCAGGTGTTCCCGTACAAGGGACTGGATATGCGCCTTCCAGTCATTATAATTGGTTGGGATCTGATCCGATTCTGGTGGATCTTCGCCAGATATTGCCACTGCGTATAAACTCCAATGGTGGACTATCAATTTCTGTGACACCCAGTACTGTGAAATTAGATGAAGTATGGACAGCGATTGAATATCAAACGCTGAGCCTGGCGAGTATGGTCCCTGAAACGGTCGGAAAAGCAAAACTTGTACTGGCTACACTGGATACCAATGGTATCCTGGTAGCCACCGAAGGGGATGAGGTGGATATTTCTGCATTATTGGATTTGAGCAGCGCACCGACTGCACCAAGTGATACCGCTTTTGAACTGGCTTTGATCCGTTTATATTATGGACAGGTGGTCATTCGGGAAGCTAACATAATTGATCCGGACATTTTTGATATTCGGCTCAATACAATGAGATATATGACAAACGAATTGGTCGGATTGGAAAATGTGACCAATGATGCACAATTGATACGATCTGCTGGGGATTTTGCTACCTTTGCAAGCAAAATCGCACCGGTTGGTGCGGATATTGGTCTATTGGAAGATTCGGAAGACAGTGGAGCAAAGAAAAAATTTCGATTAGACGCCATCCCCGGATTGGGCGGCACTGGGAGCATGACGCTGAAGGATGGTACGAACACCTATAACAATGTTACAGAGACCACTTTTTCTGGATCTACCATTGCGGAAACTGAAACTGGTAAGGTGACGGTGACCACGAACAAAAGCACCATCGGATTAAGCGACTTGATCAATTATCTGCAACTGCGGGCAGATGGAGCGGATTGGGCAGGAAAAGGAGAATTAACTTCCCTGGCTGATAACGACTATTTTCTGGTGTTTGATGCATCTGCTGGTACACTGAAATACGTACTAATGACAAATCTGCCAGGAGGATCCTCATCTGCAATTGCTCAATATATTTTGATCCAGCAAAGGGTAAATGACACTAACAATAATGGCGGAAATTTTTCAGCAGGTGTAGAGGTAACCAGAGTGCTTAATTCAATTGAGCATGATGATACGGGCGTGGTGACCCTATCAGCTAATCAGTTCACTTTGCCAGTTGGCGTGTACAGAATCAGAGCTATAGTACCTGCAGCGCAAGTAGGTTTACATACTGCCTGGTTATATAATGTTGCGACAAGTGCTTACCAGGATGATATAAATGGAGAAGATATTACTGGACATGCCTTTGCAGCCAGCACTTTATTAATAGAAAACCCAGCTATACTTGTCGGAAAATTTGAAATTGAAGAAGAAACGACCTTTGAAATTCACCATAAGTGTGAGGCTACCCGGGCAAGTTATGGGTTAGGAATTCGATCAATCTATGGCACGAGTATATATACCAGTGTGGAATTGTGGAAGGAGTGAGAGAAGGAAAAGTGGGGAAATTAATGCAGTGATGCTATATCCAAATTGGCCAAACAAAACGGGTGTTGAAGCAAGGACAAAAAACCAGAAGTGCGGCTGCAAAACCAGTAAGATGATGAGGGAATATGTGCCGATATAGGGCATGCTTACAATGGTTGCAACAAGGATAAATTGTATACGCTTTTCACGGCTCATGGGAATGAGCAAGCCTAGCCAGGCAATCAGGCCATAGGGGTATAAACCGATATTGGCTTTCTGGCCCAGGAACCATTGATCTGCACCAGTGGCTTTGGTAAGATTGATGACCCAGTGAATTGGCCAGTCCCATCCCCAAACGAGTAAAGTAAGAAAAGTAATACCCAGAATCGGATAAATTGTTTTGAGAGCACCACCCTGACGCAAAGACCAAATGAAATATGCAATTGAAATAGGTAAACCAAGTTGTGGTTTGATCATAATCAGTAAAATGGAAACACCGGTCAAGATTGGCCGGTTATTATTTAGAGACCATGCTCCTAGCACAATACCAAAAGCAACGTAAATATCCAATTGACCGTACCAGAAAATCCAAAGTGCAGGGAAAGACAAGAGAACAGCAAAACGATTTGCCCCATATAATTTGCATGTGTAATGAAGCTGGATCAAATTGATGGCTGAAAATACGGCAAAACCAAGGCGGACCGGCAGATGTGTGATTGGTGAAATAATGAGATAAATCCACATCGGATTTCGGATTTCAGAGATAGACATCTTTAGTCCCTGGGGCAGAAAGGTAACGTAATAATCAAAACCGCTATAATCACTGACACTACAGCCGATAACTATACCAATTCCGATACCCCACCAGAGAATGGAAAGAAACTTATTTCTGTTCATTGATGACCTCGCAATCAACCCAACCGGGTTGAATTACAAGGTCGTGTCTATAGACGTAGCCACTCCGATGGCTCCTTTCCGTAGGCACGACCTCATCAGGGAAATAGTAGAATATCGCTATTTGGAGGTTTTCGTCTTTTCGGGTTACTTCAATATGTTCGATCAAACTGCGCATCCAGATGCGCAGTTGTTCGTTATCCACGCTATTCAGGAAGGGACGCAGTTTGCTGCCAAGTTCCTGGATCTCTTCGTCGCTGGGCAGGTTGGTTAACCGCTCGATCTCTTCTTTCATTTTTTGAATGCGGAAGTCCAGGTCACTGGCGATGCTGCGTTTTTCCCGGATCCGTTCTTCGACTACATCGATATATCCCATTCTTTCGATTGAATCGAGCAGGTTTGTGAGTGCTCGATTATTTTCTTTTTGTTCGTTCTGAAGCTGTTTGAGGAGGGATTGCTTTTCGGTTATGTCGTTCTCTACTCTGGATTCAATATCCCGTTTCACGTGCAGGAGGTTATCCGCATCCAGGATGTGTTCGGTGAGTTCGTTGACAATGAATAATTCCAATTGGTCTTTGGGAACGGATAATGAATTGCACCGGTCCCCGTACGTTTTTTTGCGGTTGGTGCAGGAGTAATAGCGATTCGTGATTTGCTTTGCTTTGTTGGTGGAGCTATGGCCTGTCATAGGAGCGCCGCACTCCCGGCATTGCAGGAGGCCGGTTAGTAGATAATCGCTGGTTTTGGTACGCGGATGATGTTTCATATTCTCTATTCTATCCATTTTCTTTTCTTTTTGGTGATAACTGTTTTGAACCAGCTCCCAGGTATCCATATCAATGATTGGTTCACAAAAGTTTTCGATCAATTCTCCCCCAAAATAAAACCGTCCGATGTAAATTTCATTTTTGAAGAAATAAGTCATGGATCCTGTGCTTGAGAACAATTCCGTCTCTTTGAGGATTTGTCCCAGCGAGGCGCCCTGGGCGCGCATGTGAAATGCTTTGCGTACCAGAGGGACCATATCCGGATCCGGAACCCAGCGGCGGATAATGCGCGGCTGCGCGTTGCGTTTCAAGCCCACTTGTACGGGGTCACCAAACATAAAGCCACGGGGCGGCGTGCCCCAGAACCCGCCAAAGGCATTGAGGTTGTGGCGCTGGCCGCGTTTGACATCCTCGGAGAGATCCTTGAGGTAGCGAGCATTCATCCAATCGACCATGGTTTCGAAGACGCGGCCTTCCGGACCGGTGGGGATGTTATCCTGCAGGGAGTGGACGATGTAGCCGTTGCGGCGCAGGCTGGCTTTGAAGTATTGGGCATCGTCAATTTCACGGGCGAAGCGGGAAAGTTTCCAGATGACCACGCCCAATTCGGGGCGGCTGCGCTGGCCGAAGTATTCGATCATGCGGATGAAGTCCGCCCTGCCTGTAGTGGAGGAGGCAGATTGGGCTTCATCCTGAAAAATAATGGTGAGCCGAAGCTCATTAGCTGAGCACCAGGAGCGAACCTCATGCTCTTGCTGACGAATGGATAGGTCCTGGCCCACACCGCCGGAATCACGGAAATAGGCGGCAACGCTGGCGCCAGGCGGGAAGGGGCAGGAACTCATTTGGTATCGATGTGTTTTCTAATTTTTGTTTTGCAATTTATGCCATTTTCGCATTCCTTGAGCGGTGGTAAATCGGATAGGCTAAATCTATTCAAGTGGATGGGATATTTCGCAGTCTCCTCACATTTTTTACAGCAATACTCATCTGAATAATATTCAATTGCGATGGTGTCATCATTATTGAGTTCATTAAAAATAATCCATGCATTGTAGAAATTAATAACAGGAAGAAGATGAGCTAGAAAATATTCATGATTAGTTTGAAATTTGAATTTGATACAAACTTTAAGCAAATCCAAGGGGATTGGAGAATAAATTTGTGCGACAGTTAATGCACATAAATCAATTTTATATTTCGGATTGTTCTTGAAATAATTGTCTATCCAGGCAGGCGATTGGGAACCAGCAAAAAGATTGCGAAAACCAAGCACAGTTTGCCATTCAGTAGGATTCATTAATTCGTAATCAGCAACTTTTTGATAGTGTTCATGTTCTACCGCGTAATACATATCCAGAAACATATCGTATGCGGTTGGTTCTTTATATGTTTCATTCGGATCAATTGTGACTGTGAAATTACCTAATTTGTTTTTATCATCCATATTTCACCCTCCTGGGTTACACCAAAATTAATCTATTCAAGTGAGAAAAAAAAAGTACAGATTCGAAATCAGGTGCTATACTGTAAGTATAGATAAATAGAAAACGTGTTCTAATAATTTTACCAATAATGGGGAGAACCATGATCAAATTGAACGTGACTCATTCATCATCCAATTTTTCGACAGAATTTATTATTATGCCGTATTTGGAAAATACTTCCTCGGCAATACGCAGCGCTTCCGGGGAGTCGGCAGGCACTTTTTCACGCGCATATATGGCGTTGATTTCGTTGCGTGACCTTACAAATACTTCTCGAATGGCCGGGGGAAATGAATCAAGTGGGGATTTATTGGGTAAATGAATATCATCTATCTCATAAATACGATCACCGAATATTTCATAAAGCTTATCAATAGCTTTTGTGCCTGGTTTTTGAGTGTCATTCAACCAGGCAGAGACGAGTTGTTGTGAATAACCAAGCGTCTTTGCGAAAGCATTGACGGTCCTTTTATTACGTGGTTGATTCAAAGACCAATTATCAAATTCTTTATTGAACCAAATTACAAACTTCATAAGTAGATTATATTCACGTGATAGCAAATAGGGGCATTACGCAAGAAATCCACAATAAACCATTGTAAAATGAAATAAAAAATTGTATAATGCAATAGAAAATGGTAAACGAACAGACAGGAGAAAACATGATGTATCTGGAAACTGTAGACGATTTTGAATATGCGTTGCAAAGCTATCTGGCAAAAGAAAATGCAGAAGCCGTGCATGAGTACCGGCTGAGAATATCGGATAATACCGAAACACCAAAGATGCCATTCATCACGATGGTAATGGCGCACTTTGTGGGTGAGGCTGAAGGGATGGAAAGAGAAAAAGCCATCGGTCCATTACTGAATGCCATCCAAAGGATGGAGCATGATGGAATCTGGATAGGGGAAGTGAATATTGGAACCATTGCAGAAAAAGCGAAACTATCCTATGCGTTTTTGGAAAAGGCCCTCAAAGGTATGAAAACAGACGAATATGAAGAGCTTTTGAAAAAAGAACTTGCCGGATAAATGGAGGCTTTTATGGAAAATGTAGTGATTTACCTGAGAGTAAGCCCGGAAGAAAAAGAGCAATTCAATGTACTGTGCAAAGTAAATGTGCGTTCACCAAAAGATCAGTTTCGTTTCATGCTGCAAAAAGCGTACGAGGAAGTAGTCAAAGATCATATTGAAAAATCATATCGAAATAATCCGGCACTTCAAGAGCTGGTTGTAAAGGCAATCATTATGGCGTATCAGTTCAATAAAGAGAATCCGCTGGTTGTCCGCAAATTTGATGAGCAAGATTGCATCAGCATTGCTGCTGTGGCACAGATAGCGAACAACATCAGCGAACCGAATGGACATCCTGATGGATTACTAACAGCTCATAGCGTTGGCCAAATAGCATGCAATGAATTGAATCTTGAAACCTCAAAACGAACAGAATCGGGATTCTATATCAAATACAACAAGATACGCCTGGAAGGGCTGGCGGTAAGTTTTGGTATCGATCCGGATGCATTGGAACCGGTTGCGTTGTAAATACTAATAAACCATATTCAATTGGAGGATTGAAATGAAAGAACGGATTGAAACATTGGGTGGACTGCATGAGGGGCATTTGATTGAGTACCTGTACGATGCTAAAACTCAAAAAGCCAGCCTGGCCTGGCGGGACCCTGAAGGGAATATTGATTCCGGGGATGTTTTGGAAACTCATGCCAGTGTGTTTGTACCGGTGGAACCGACGCCGCTTATCACGACCGGCAGTATTTTGTACCCATCGGAGCTTGGGAAAGCTTATTCTCCATCTGAATTGCTGATCAAAATTAAATATTACCTGTCCTCTCTCATCCTGTTCAGTGATGAAAACGATGCCGAAATGATTGCCGTTTGGCTCTTGAAAAGCTGGATTTATGACTGCTTTGTGACCACGCAATACCTTGTCGTTACGGCCGGTTTAGGCTGCGGAAAATCAGAAACCGTGTATCGCAGCAGCTTGCTGGCGTATCACCCGATGTGGTGTGGAAACTTCACTTCACAAGCTAGTTCTATTCGAGCTGCAAACTCATATCAGACCACGATGGTGATCGATGAAACCGATGACATCTTTAATCCTGAATCTGAGCTGAGCAAATTTTGCAGAATGGGAACAATGAAAGGCAGGCCTTTGAGCAAGATGGAACATGGAAAAGGGTTTGTACACTACAACACGTTTTTCCCCAAGATGTTAGCCACCCGGTTTATTGAAGAAATCGATGATGCAATACGAGGTAATTCCATCAGGATTCACATGAAACCCATGGAAATTGTTGATGTTTTGAAAGCGGAAATTCCCCTGCAGATTACAGATTCAGCAAAAGTACGCGCTCAGAATTTGCGGAACAGCTTGCTGCGCTTTCGCCTGGAATATTGGCGTGAAGAAATTGATCCGAATGTTTGCCGTTATGACCTGAATATCTCCGCAAACTTGAACAGGTTTTCTGCCACTTTGATAACTGCATTGGAAAATGACCCAACGGCTCAGCAGAGTGTACGTGAAACTGTACAGAAATATTTTGAACGTAACCGCCCGACACCTGAAACGGTGGATCAGGTGATTTTTACAATCAACAATCTGAAAGGAGGTGAAATGGCATCTACAACGATCAAGTGGTTTGAGTTTGCGCATCTTCCGGAAAAGCTGCAAGAAGTGAGCATTCCCTGTGCCGAATTGGCGCATGAGATGGAAGACAAGCTGCCGGATGGTGCAGAAAAAAGCGCCGGTATGCGCAAGCTGCTGGAAGCGAAAGATTGTTTCGTGCGGGCAGCGTTGGAACAGTAACACATTCGGGCGTGAGGATTCCGGGGTTCGATTCCCCGGCGCCCATTTTGGCCGTAAGCGGGCCATGAGTTCGATCCTCCTCGAAGCCCTTCCCATCCCTCAAAGTGTCAGGAGCAGGCACTCACGAGGCCCTAAGGTGGGGAGGGCAAAGGGAGAAACAAAACCATAACGGGTCCGGACCCGAATATCCGGGGAGGTAATAGCATGACAATCGATATCAAAGTATTAGACAAAGACGTTTTAGCGGAAGTGATTAAAGCGGGACCAAAAACGACACAATCCGAAACGGATTTGGCCAGGGCCATTGTAGCTACCCTGGAAGAATTTTCCCAAGATGACAGCCATTGTGAGATCAGCCAGGATGGGGAAGACAGCCGTTTTTACCGCACGATGGTAGAAGAGGTGAAACGCTGTGTGGATATTTATCCGGAACCTTCGGTGCAGCGGGTGGGGCGGATGTGTTCGGCCATGGGTCTGGAGAAACCGCGTACATCCGGCGGTAAGTGGGTGGCCTGGAATGATGCTCAGCTTGCCATTCTGCGCCGCGCGTTTGGAGGTGCATGATGTTGGCAGTGGCGAACCCGAAGTTAAACAGACGTGTGAATATTACTACCTCGACCCCTCACTCCTCGATAAGCTCGGAGAGCTGGAGGGAAGACTTCGAAACCTGGTTGAAGCAGCGACACAGTGCAGTGAATACGGTCAAGGGGTATATGTATGACCTCTCCCATTTCTGCTGCTGGTGGGTGAATGAATGCGGCGAGCCGTTTTCGCCCGAGCAGATGAATATCATGGATCTGCGATCATACCGCGCCTGGATGGTGGATGAAGTACGCTGTGCGCCATCCACCTGGGAACGCAGGCGGGCCAGCCTGGCCATGTTCTGTGAGTTTGCACATAAAAAGTACAAACTGAACATGCCCAAGGTCAACACACTGCCGCTCATGCCGGTGGTTGAATTGGCGCCAAAGAGCCTGAGTAAGCAAGAGCGCAACCGGATCATGAAGTACTTAACCCTCAGTATTGATACGAATTACAAAAAAGAGAAGTTTCGACCCACCACAGGGCGCGAACGCTGGCTCGCCATGCGTAACCGGGCCCTGTTCGCGCTGATGGCCTACAGCGGTCTGCGTGTGGGCGAGGCTGTGCAATTGCAGCTTGCTGATCTCACCCTGGGTGAGCGAAAAGGCTGGGTGCATATCCATGGGTCGATTGCGAAACGCGGAACCACCGGCGATGTGCCGGTGCCGTTGATTGCCCGCGATTTTTTACAGGACTGGTTGCAAATCAGAAAGGAGATGCCTATAAGAGATTCAAAATTGTTGTTTCCCGCGGAAAACGGCGAAGAGCTGACCACGCGGGCCGTGCAGAAGACGGTGCTCGAGGTGAGTGCTAGGACTGGTATCCGTTTTACTGCACACAGCTTACGACATACCACGCTCACGCAGGTACTGGATGCAGGGTCCGATGTACGGGCCGTCCAGGCAATCGGGAGACACAAGAAACTGGAAACTTCTTTACGCTATACCCGACTGTCGGAAGATGATCTGTTCGCTGCCGCTGAGCGTGGCGCCGTTGGGAGGTGAAATGAGGAAAGTTTATGAATGGTTTAAACAGCTTGGCATTGAGATCCTTGGACACCTGATTCTAATTTTCTTTGGCCATGCCCAGGTGGATGACAGCGAGGTACAGGATGTCCAATGAATTCGAATTTGTCGTGATCCATCCGGATAAGCTGCGTGAGATGATCAGTGCCGGTGAGATTATCAACACCGGCACGAGAGTCAGTATTCCATCGCTGGGATTGAAGGATTTCCGGCTCACGGAAAGCCGCGGCGTGTCGATGGATCAGTGTGCATTGGCCAATCGTCTGGGTGTAGTTCAGAGGTACGTGCCGTTTAATCATCATGTGGAGGTGATGGTTGAATGAGCTGGCTTTATTTGCCGGTGGAGGCGGCGGATTGCTTGGATCCAAATTGCTCGGATGGCGGACCGTCTGCTATGTCGAAAACAATGACTACGCAGTCGAAATCATCAAAGCCAGAATCCGGGATGGAATCCTCGATGATGCACCCATCTGGGACGACGTGCGCACCTTCGACGGGCGTCCCTGGGCTGGATCGGTGGATATTGTCACTGCAGGATTCCCGTGTCAGCCATACAGCTCAGCAGGTAAAGGAAGAGCAGAAAACGACGAACGAAATTTATGGCCGGACACCGCGCGTATCATTGGCGAAGTACGACCCAGGCGAATCATGCTGGAAAACGTATCAAGGCTCGTTCATTACGAATACTTTGGAGAAATTCTCTCCACCTTATCCGTCATGGGGTATGGTGCAATATGGGGAACTTTTCAAGGCACGAGCGTCGGTTCCCCGCAATTACGCAAGAGAATATTCCTTGTGGATCACACCCACGGCGTCGGATTATATCCGCATGCGGTTCAGCAAAAAATCCATCATGAAAAGAGAACTAACCAGGAACAAGAATGGTGGAACGGAAAGTATTATCGCACAGATGATCAAAAGCTTTGGAGAATACCCGAATTTGAGTTTCTTGGAATGGATTATGGGATTCCCCATTGGATGGACCGCATTAGAGCCATTGGAAATGGACAAATACCGGCAGTGGTGCGAACTGCATGGAATGAATTGTCAGAAAACAGGAGGTAATAGAAGTGTTATTGGCTGAACAACAGGAGCGAATTGATAAGGTGCAGAAGGTACCGGTGGGGAACATCCGCATCCAGGCTGCACCGGGTTTGATCAAGGCTTTTGTGGGCGCTGTGGTGGACGCCCTCAGAGCTGGCAACTACGAGGTGATCGATGTATCCAATGAGAAAATGCCTCGCAGTGATGAAAGTGTACGGAGTGTGTACATTGTGGCACGTGTGCCAGGTGAGGAGGGGGATCATGCCGTTTGCGATGATTGACCCCATCACCGGTGATGTGGCGTTGGTAACGCCTGGCAGGGGGAAGATTGTGTTTCATGATCCTACACTCAATGTATTGCCTGCAATTGATGAGCTGCATAATCAGGGAGCCAATGTGTGCGTTATTTATGAGGGCAAAAGCGAGTTGATCGATTGCAGGCAGAGGGGAGGCGATGAAACTGCAAATCAATTGTGAAACACATTATGTGCCTTTGCCGCCAGGTAAGGAAAAGGCTTGGTGGGCGGCGTTGCAAAAGATAGTTCAGGACGCGGAGATTTACTATGCTCGCACAAACAGGAATAGCGGTGGTGATAATGAGCCTGAGTCTGCTGGTGATCCAGTGGATTCCGTGGCAGCGATACACGAAGAAAGAACTAACAACAAATCAACGGAACACAGCAAGGATGCTGGCAATCGAAGTACCTTGGGTAATTTTACTGGTTAATTGGAAAAGTTGGCGCGAGCTGATCGCGTTGGCATTAATGGTAATCGTGGCAGGAATAGTGATGTTGATCGTAACCCTATTCGATAAATGGTCCAACGCAGAAGATCGCGCCTCCGTGGCGGAGTCCGCGGAAAGGATATTGAAACAAGATGTCGGTAGGACGTTATACA